GTTTATTTTCATCACCGCTGGCCTCGCACAAACTCTGATCGTTGAACCAAATTGAACCTCGGCGGGGAGGGGGGTTGAACCGCCGCCATGCCCCGTCTGGTCACCCGCTCCGAGCTCGCGCGCATCGCTGGCGTCTCGCCGGCCGCCATCACCAAGGCCTGCAAGGCGAGCCTGAGCGAGGGGTGTGTCGGCAAGCGGGTCGACCTCGACCACCCGGTGGTCGTGAAGTACCTCCGGAAGAAGGGCATCGCGCCGACGTCGGACACGGTTTCGGCGCCGGCAGCGCGGTCGAAGCCGACGAAGCGCCGACCTCGAGCGGCCAAGAACTCAGCCGGGAAGAAGGCGCCCCAGCGACCGACGAAGAAGAAGGGCTCCGCCAGCGCGTCCTCGCCGACCGACGTCCCCGACGTCACGGACGACGACATCGAGGCCTACGCCCACATGTCGCTCGACGAGCTCGTCGAGCGCTTCGGGACGGCGACGGCGTTCAAGGACTGGCTCGACTCCCGAAAGACCATCGAGGACATCCGGCAGAAGACGCTGAAGAACAACGAGATCGATGGGCGGCTCATCAGCCGGGACCTCGTCCGAGCTCACGTCTTCGGCGCCATCGAGTCAGGAAACCGTCGGCTCCTGGGCGACTCCCCGAAGACCATCGCCCGTCGTCTCTACGCGCTCGCGAAGAACGGGACGCCCGTCGAAGAGGCCGAGGCCATCGTGCGCGAGATCATCTCCAGCCAGCTCGCGCCGGTGAAGGCGCAGGCGGCGCGGGCGCTGCGGAATGCTTGACCTGGACATCGACGAGGGCGGCGAGAGGCTGTCCGACGAGGAGTGGCTGGCGCGGCAGTTCGAGGAGCTCACCACCGAGCTCGAGGTGCTCACGCCGTCCCAGTGGGCCGAGAAGAAACGCTACCTCCCCTCGGAGGTCACGCCGCTGCCGGGCTACTACCGCTTCGAGGTCGCGCCCTACCTGCGCGAGGTCGTGGACTGCCTCGGGGTCGACTCGCCCGTACGCGAGCTCGCCTTCATGAAGGGCGTTCAGATTTGCGCCACCGTCGGGGTGCTCGAGAACGCCATCGGCTACTTCATCGACCACGTGAAGACGGCGCCCGTGATGCTGGTCACCGCCGACGCCGAGCTCGTGAAGCTCCGGATGGAGAGCTACGTGATGCCGATGCTCCGGTACTCGGGGCTCGACCACCTCATCCGCAGCAACGACGAGAGGAACCCTCGGAAGACCGGCCGGACCGACAAGAAGATCGAGTGGATGGGCGGCGGGTTCCTGATCCCGTTCGGCGCGCAGAACGCCAACAAGCTCCGCTCCGTGTCGATCCAGGTGCTCCTCAGGGACGAGATCGACGGGTGGCCGGACATCGTCGGCAAGGACGGCGACCCGGTGAAGCTCAGCGGGGACCGGACGGCGTCCTTCGAGTCCTCGAGGAAGGTCGCCGACATCTCCACCCCGCTCATCAAGGGGCAGTCGAAGATCTCGGAACGGTTCGCGCGCGGAGATCAGCGGCGGTACTTCGTGTGCTGCCTGAGCTGCGGCTTCCCGCAGGTTCTTCGCTGGCGGCGCGAGGACCCGGAGACGGGTGAACTCAGCGGCATCGTCTGGGAGATGAAGGGCGGCCGGCTCGTCGCCGACTCGGTTCGCTACCGCTGCGCGAACTGCGGGCACGACCACGTCAACGACGACAAGACGAAGCTGCTCTCGCCGGACTACGGCGCCGAGTGGCGCCCGACCGCGGAGCCGGTGAGCCCGCAGGTGCGGAGCTACCACCTCTCAGCGCTCTACTCGCCGGTCGGCATGCAGACCTGGGCCGCCTGCGTTCAGAAGTGGCTCGACGCCTGGGACGAGGAGCGCGGCCGGCCGCGGGACCTCGGCAAGCTCCAGGTCTTCTACAACAACGTCCTGGGCGAGCCCTTCGAGCTCCGCGGGGACAAGCTGCGGTTCGAGGCTGTCTCGAGCCACCGTCGGGCGGAGTACCGGTTCGGGCAGATCCCCAACCGCTTCGCCGCGACCTACGCGGGGAGTGAGATCGCGCTGCTCACCTGCACGGTCGACGTCCACAAGCACGAGCTCCCCGTCGCGGTGATCGGCTGGACGCGAGGCGGGCGGGCGATCCTCGTCGACTACTGGCGCTTCGAGGGCGACACCGAGCAGCTCGACAACCCCGACACCTGGGGGCGGCTCCGGAAGCTCATCGAGACTCCGGGCCTGTACGTCGCCGACGACGGCAAGCGGTACAGCATCGCGTGCACCCTCATCGACTCCGGCTACCGCACCGACGTCGTCTACCGGTTCTGCGCCGAGTACCAGGCCGGCGTGGCTCCCGTGAAGGGCCGCGACTCCGCGCCCAAGAGCGCCACCATCAAGCACTTCTCCGCCTACACGACGCCCGACGGCGTCACGGGCTACTCGGTCACGGTCGACCTCTACAAGGACCGGTGGCACGGGGCTCTGCGGCGGTCGTGGGACCGGCAGTCGCTCCAGCCGGCGCGGCACTTCAACGCGCCCCTCGACGCGACCGACGCCCAGCTGCGCGAGCTCACCGTCGAGGTGAAGCAAGAGAAGATCGAGGCTCGCTCCGGTCGTCGCGTTGGGTTCCACTGGCACCGCCCGTCGGGCGCTGCGAACGAGCTGTGGGACCTGCTGATCTACGGCAGCGCGGCTCTGGACATCGTCGTGCTGGAGGTCTGTCGCCACCAGCTCGGCATGGAGCTCGCCAACGAGGTCGCCTTCTTCGACCTTGCCCTCGAGCAGCGGTTGTTCTTCCAGGAGTAGCGATGCCCGTCGATCGCGAGTGGCTCGACGCCCGGATCGAGCGGACCAAGGCGATGATCGTCGCGCACGAGAACGCCATCGAGGCGCTCTCGGGCGGCGCTCAGATGTACCAGCTGGACACCGGTCAGACCCGGCAGATGGTCACGCGGGCGCAGCTCTCCCAGCTCCAGAGGGCGCTCGACTCGCTCGAGAACCGTCTCTCGACCCTCTACGCGCGACGCAACGGCGCTGGCCTGCACATCAAACCCGGCTTCTGAACCATGGACCCCACCGCCCGCGCCGAGATCCAGCAGCTCGAGGCGCTGGAGGCGGACATCGCGAGGGGGGTCGAGTCCATCTCGGCCCAGCCGCCACGAGTCTCGGTCTCGGCGCTCGCGCCCTGGACTCCGGCTTGGCACGACGGGGAAAAGTTCTTCGGTGGCTTCGGTCCGACGCAGCTTCTGACCGCGGACTACTGGACGCTGCGCGCGAGGAGCGCCCAGCTCTTCAGGACCAACCTCTACGCGCGCGGGATCATCCGCCGCTTCATCACGAACGTGATCAACACCGGCCTCCACCTCGAGGCGGTGCCGGACGAGTCGATCCTCGGAGTAGAGGAGGACGCGCTCTCCGACTGGTCCGAGCTCACGGAGAACCGCTTCGCGATATGGGAGAAGGCCCGGCATTGCGATCAGCGAGAGCTGCTCTCCTTCGGCAAGCTCCAGGCCGCGGCGTACCGAGAGGCCCTCGTCGCCGGCGACGTGCTGGCCGTCCTCCGGCAGGATCGTCGCACCGGGCTGCCCAGGGTGCAGCTTGTTCCCGGCAGCGCGGTGCAGAGCCCGCTCGAGTCGCCCCGCCGAGGGAACAGGATCGAGCACGGCGTCGAGCTCGACGCCTCCGACCGGCAGGTCGCCTACTGGGTCACCCAGCGGGACGGGACGTCGAAGCGGCTCCCGGCCTGGGGCGAGAAGTCCGGCCGGCGCATCGCGTGGCTGGTCTACGCCGTGGACAAGCGCCTCGACGACGTTCGAGGAGAGCCGCTGCTGTCGCTCGTCCTGCAGTCGCTCAAGGAGATCGACCGCTACCGTGACAGCGTCCAGCGCAAGGCCGTCATCAACTCGATGCTGGCCATGTTCATCAAGAAGTCCTCGGACAAGCCCGGGACGATGCCCATGGCCGGCGGAGCCATCCGACGAGCCAGCGTGCTGGCGCACGACGCGGCCACGGGGGAGACGCGCAGCTTCAACAGCGCCGACCAGATCCCCGGATTCGTCATCGACGAGCTCCAGGAGGGCGAGGAGCCGAAGTCGTTCGGGTCTCAGGGCACCGACGAGAAGTTCGGAGACTTCGAGGAAGCCATCGTGCAGGGCGTCGCGTGGGCGCTCGAGGCACCCCCCGAGATCCTGCGGCTCGCGTTCTCGAACAACTACTCGGCGAGCCAGGCCGCGATCAACGAGTTCAAGATGTTCCTCAACCGAGTCCGCACGGACTTCGGCGAGGACTTCTGCGCACCCGTGTACGAGGAGTGGCTGCTCTCCGAGGCGCTCGCCGGACGCGTCGACGCGCCAGGCCTCATCGAGGCGCGCCGCGACCCCGCCCAGTTCGACACCTACGGCGCGTGGATCGCGTCGGAGTGGGCGGGCCAGATCAAGCCCGCCGTGGACCTGTCGAAGCTGGTGCGTGGCTACAAGGAGCTGCTCGGCGACGGACTGATCACGAGGGACCGGGCCAGCCGCGAGCTCACGGGGATGAAGTTCTCGAAGGTCGCCAAGCGGCTGCGCATCGAGAACGAGCAGCTGATCACCGCGCTCGCGCCCCTGGCTCCCCTGCTCAGCAACCCGGAGCCGGTGAACGCGCCCGAGCTCGACCCCACCGATGACGAGCCCGCGGCGGCGGCTGTGGTGCGGCTCCCGGGCGTCGTCGGGACGAGGAATTCATGACCCAATCCAGGCAGATCTTCGCGGTTCGCGGCGAAGGAACCGACACCCTCGAGCTCGACGTCTACGACGTCGTGGGCGGCTCATGGTGGAGCGACGGCGTCACCGCCAAGGGCGTCCGTCGCGCGCTGAAGAGCAACGCCAACGCGAAGACGATCAAGCTGCGCGTGAACTCCCGCGGCGGCGACGTCTTCGAGGGCACCGCGATCTACAACCTCCTCCGCGACCACCCGGCCAACGTGGTGGCCGACGTCGATGCTCTCGCGGCGAGCATCGCCTCCGTGATCCTCATGGCGGCCGACGAGATTCGCATCGCGCCGGGCGCGATGGTGATGATCCACAACCCCTGGGCACTGAGCCTCGGGGAGGCCGACGACCTCCGTTCGACCGCGGACCTCCTCGACAAGGTGCGCGGGCAGATGGCCGACATCTACGCCGCCCGCACCGGACTCGCCCACGAGCGCCTGCTCGAGATGATGGCGGCCGAGACCTGGATGACGCCGGAGGAGGCGAAGGCGAACGGCTTCGCGGACGTGATCAAGAGCGGGTCTCAGGGAACGACGAAGGCGCGCGCCCTCGCGGCGCTCGACCTCTCCGGCCTCACCGTTCCGCGGGACTTCCACGCGGCGGTAGAGCGGGCGCGCGCAGAGCTCGCCACGCCGCCCAACGAGACCACGCGCGCGGCAAACCCGCCGCCGCACGACGACGCGCCCGCCGGTGGCGAGCGACCGAACCGACGCGAAGGCCCCTCGGCGCCTTCCGAGCCGAGACAGGAGAAGAATTCCATGGAAAAGCTGGACCTCAGGACGCTCCGCTCCCAGCACCCCGACCTCTTCGAGGCGGCCGTGCAGGAGGGCGTGACGCAGGAGCGCGACCGCGTCTGCGCCCACCTCACGATGGGCGAGCAGTCGGGCGACCTCAAGACCGCCTTCGGCGCCATCCGGGCGGGCGACGGCATGACCCAGACGCTCACCGCGACCTACCTGGCGGCGGGCATGAACCGGGCCGAGCAGACCGCGCGGCAGACCGAGACCGACCAGGCCGGCGCCGCCGCGTCCGGGGCCAAGCCGGCCCCGGAAGAGCAGCCCGACCTCGGCGCCCAGGTGATCGACATCATCGAGGCGCGGCGCGGCAAGAAGGCGGAGGGCTGAGCGATGCCGATGACGATCACGAACATCGACAACGGCACGGTCCTGACCGGCGACGGCGAGTTCAGCGACGAGCTGCTCACCTTCGCCGGGGCCGACACTCTCGCGGAGGGCACCATCCTCGCCCGCGACAGCGGGACGGGGAAGCTCGTGCCGTTCGACCCCGACGACATCGGGGGCGTCGACCACGAGATCGCCAAGGCGGTCCTCACCTACCCCGTCACGGCCACCGGCGCCGGCGACGTGGCCATCCGGGCTCTCATCTTCGGGCGCGTCAACGCGGACCGGCTCGTCGTCGACGACGGCGCGACCGTGACGGCGGCCATCAAGGACCAGCTGCGCAGCTACGGCATCACCCCGGTGAGCGTCAGCCAGCTGTCGCAGCTGGACACGCAGGACTGAAAGGACCGCCATGAGCGACGCAACGACGAAGCGGATGATCTCGGCGTACATGGACGACGCCGCCGCGCCCATGTTCCTGTCGGGCTTCTTCCAGAGCCCGCCGCAGAACTTCCACACCACCGAGATGGTGGAGATCGACATCGAGCGGGACGATCCCGAGGTGGCGATCGTGGTCACCGACCTGAAGGCGGGTGGCCGGAAGAACGAGATCGGGCAGTACACCAACAAGGGCTTCACCCCCCCGATCTTCAAGGAGGAGGGCGTCATCACGGCGTTCAACCTCATGAAGCGCCGGCCGGGGCAGAACCCCTTCCAGGACCCCAACTTCCTGGCCAACGCGACCGAGGAGGCGTTCCGCCTGTTCCGGAAGCTCGAGAAGAAGATCCGGCGGGCCATCGAGCTGCAGGCCTCGCAGGTCCTGCAGACCGGCGAGCTCACCCTCATCAACGAAGACGGCGTCGCCGTCTACACGCTCGACTTCCAGCCGAGCGCGACCCACTTCCCGACGGCCGCCGCCACCTGGGCCGGGGCGAGCGACAAGCTGCTCGACCTCGAGAACCTCGCCGACGTCGTCCGGCGCGACGGCAAGTCCCAGCCGCGCCGGCTGGTCTTCGGGCAGACGGCGCTTCGTCGCTTCCTGGCGGACAGCGCGGTCCAGGCCCGACTCGACTCTCGGAACATGACGGTGGGCTCCATCGCCCCCGAGACCCGGGGGCAGGGCGCCACCTTCCAGGGCTGGGTCTGGATCGGTCACTACCGGTTCGAGATGTGGACCTACGACGGGTTCTACAAGCACCCTCAGACCGGCGTGCTGACCCCCTACGTCGGCACGGACAACGTGATCATGCTGTCGGAGAACGGTCGCCTCGACCTGACCTACGGCGCGATCCCGATGATCCGAGGACCCGAGACCCGCGCGCTGCCCTTCCTGCCGCCGCGCATGAGCGACGGTGGCCTCGGGCTCGACCTGACGACGAACAGCTGGTTCTCGCCCGACGGCGAGGTCCTGAACGTCTCCGCGGGCACGCGCCCGCTCACCATCCCCACGGCGATCGACACCTTCGGGTGCCTCGACACCACCACCTGATCCGGGAGCGGCCTCATGGCGAAGAACAGCAACAGCAGCAAGGCGTCCGGAGGCGCCGCGGTGTCGGGCGGCGCGGTCCGATCGAGCGAGCCCTCGAGCAGCTCGAACGTCGACGAGGTCGACGACGAGCCCAAGCCGCCGGCCAAGGAGCAGGCGCCGCAGGAGGGCGAGAAGCCCTCGACCAAGAACGACCCGAAGGGCAAGGCTCAGGCCCCCTTCACCGTCGCCAAGGGCAAGTCCGTCAGCTCGCGCCGAGGCATCCTCGGCCCGGGTGACGAGGTCAGCGCCCGAGACTTCGCCGCGGGCGTCTCGCGCCTCGACGAGCTCGTGGACGCCGGCGTCCTCGTCAAGGCGTGAGCCTGCGAGACCAGGCGGCCGCCGACGCGCTCTCGTTCCTCGAGGACGACGTCGGCGGATTCGCCTGCGACATCACCGTCACCACACCCCTGGGCGTCGAGCTCGAGCTCAAGGGGTACGCGTCCGACATCGGGCAGACTCTCGATCCGGAGACGGGTCAGGCCGTGACCGGCCGCCGCGCCTCGGTGGCGCTCCCGATCGCGCGCTTCACCGCCGCGGGGGTCGAGCTCCCCCGACACATCGCGGACCGGGCCTCGCGCCCTTGGGTCGTGCAGGTCGCCGACATCGAGGGCGTTCTCCACACCTACGCTGTGGCGGAGGCGATGCCCGACCGCGCGATCGGCGTCGTGACCTGCCTTCTCCAGGCGTATCGCCCGTCCCCGTGAGGCTACGTGCCGGCGCAAATCACCCAGCTCATCGACAAGCGGGACAACTTCGAGATCCTGCGAGACGAGATCGCCGCGCTCCTCGCGGTGGAGAGTGCACAGCAGCAACTCCTCGCGAGCGCGGCCGCTCGGGATCCCGCCGATTGGGAGCTCAGCGTCTTCGTCGAGCGCGCTCACCCCTGGGCCGAGTTCATCGACTCGCCTGCGGTGTCGCCGCCGCTCGTCAACGTCAGCTACGACAACCAGAACTTCGATCGAGGCGCGTCGAACGCCGTGGAGCGCCAGAAGTCGACCGCGGTCTACCACCTGGACTGCTACGGCTACGGCATCACCGCGTCGGATGGCGGCGCGGGTCATGTGCCCGGTGACCGCCAGGCCGCCGAGGAAGCGCAGCGAGCGGTGCGGCTCGTGCGGAACATCTTGATGGCGGGGGTCTACACGTACCTCGGACTTCGCGGGACCGTCTGGAGGCGGTGGGTGCAGTCCATCACGATGTTCAACCCACCGCTCGAGGAGCGAACCGTGCAGCAGGTCGTCGCGGCCCGCATCGCACTCGAGGTCGACTTCAACGAGTTCGCCCCGCAGGTCGCGGGCGACGAGCTCGACCTGGTCTCCGCCACCGTCACGCGGAGCGACAACGGACAGATCCTGATCAACGCCGACTACCAGTACGGCGTCCCCTGAGGAGACGAAATGGGCGTAGACGCATCAGCCGTAGCGCGTGTGCTCGGCATCGAGACCAGCTTCCAGGACCGACGCGCGGGCGGCGTGCTGTTCCTTCCGCAGCGCATCGTCGTGCTCGCCCAGGGCGCGAGCGACGCGGTGTACTCGTCGGCGAAGCGCCAGGTGACGAGCGCTCAGGAGGGCGGAATGGTCTATGGGCCGGGCAGCCCGATCCACCTGTCTCTCCGCGAGCTCTTTCCGCTCAACGGCGATGGCGTCGGAACCATCCCGGTGACGGTGCTCCCGCTCAGCGACCACGCCGCCGGCGTCGCCGCGGCCGGTGCGATCACCCCGACGGGCAGTCAGTCGAGGCAGGCCGCGTACCGCGTGAAGGTCAACAATATCCTCTCGGAGATCTTCGTGATCCCCGTGGGGGCCACCGTCACCGACGTCTGTGCGGCGGTGGGTCAGGCTGTCGCCGCGGTGCTCGAGATGCCGGTCAAGGTGACCTACGCGTACGGTGCGCTCACGGCGACCCCGGACGCAGGCAACACCGGGGACGGCACCGTCACCGGGCTGTCGGTGAGCGGGTCGCCCGTTCCGGGCGACTATACGCTCGAGTGCACCGCGGTCGCGGTGGACGGAGGGACGTTCAGCCTGCGCGACCCGTCTGGCGATGTCGTCGCGTCCGGGCTCGCTCTGAGCGGTGGCACGCTCGCCGTCGACGAAGGCGGGCTCGCGTTCACCATCAACGACGGGGTGACCGACTTCGCGGAGGGGGACGCGTTCGTGATCGCTGTCCCGGCCACCGCGGTGAACCTCACGGCGAAGTGGAAGGGTGCGAGCGGCAACGCGCTCTACGTCGAGGTGGAGGGCGAGGACTACGGCGTCACCTACACCGTCACCCAGCCCACCGGTGGGCTCGCGAATCCCGACGTGCAGTCTGCCCTCGACTTGATCGGCAACGTCTGGGAGAGCCTGGGGCTCAACGCCCTCGAGATCACGGACACGACCGCCCTCGACACGCTCCAGGCCTTCGGAGAAGGACGCTGGGGCGCTCTGGTTCGCAAGCCGCTCGTCTTCTTCACGGGCGTGACCGAGAGCGCCGTGGGGATCGCGACGGCGGTCTCGTCGACGCGGCGGGAGGACAGAGTCAACGCGCAGCTCGTGGCGCCGGGATCGAGGGACTTGCCCTTCGTCGTGGCGGCGCGGCAGCTCGCGCGCATCGCCAAGGTCGCGAACAACAACCCGCCGACCGACTACGGCTCTCAGCGCGCGACCGGGCTCACCCCCGGGGACGACTCGGTGCAGTGGGACTACCCGCAGCGGGACCAGGCGGTGAAGGCGGGGAGCTCGACGATCGTCGTCAAGGATCGCGTCGTCAACATCGGCGACGTCGTGACGTTCTACCGCCCCGAAGGCGACCCGCTGCCGGCGTACCGGCACGTGGTCGACCTCGTGAAGCTGCAGAACGTCATCTTCAACATCGACCTGATCTTCAACCGCGAGGAGTGGGACGGGGCGCCCCTGATCCCCGACGACCAGCCGACGGTCAACCCGCTCGCGCGGAAGCCGCTGAGCGCAAAGGCGGCGGTCGGGGACAAGCTCGACTCCCTCGCGCTCAACGCGATCATCAGCGACGCGAAGACCGCGAAGAAGAACACCGTCGCGGTCATCGACCCCGGCAACCCGAAGCGGCTGAACCTGACCGTGCCGGTCCAGCTCTCGGGCAACACCAACATCATCGACGTCGCGCTGCAGTTCGGTTTCTTCTTCGGCAGCGCGGCCGCGGCCTGAGTAGGAGGGCCAGCCCATGACGGCAGTAGGCGGATCGATCGAGTCGCTCGGCATCGACGGGCGCATCTTCCCGGTTGCCTCCGACGCGGAGGCGAACCGAAAGCTCGGCGGCTTCGAGAACGAGGTCCAGGCGAACGGCGACGGGACCGCGCGGATCGTGAAGACGCGCGTCCCTTGGTCGCTGGACGGCGTAGTCGTCGAGGTCGACGACGCGCGCGGCGACCAGGAGTTCCTTCAGGAGATCGCCGACGGGCGCGACTACGTGCCGGTCTCGATCACCTTCGCTTCCGGACTCACCTACTCGGGGCGCGGGACCATCACCGGTGAGATCCAGGCCAGCTCGCAGAACGCGACCGCGGGCATCTCGCTGTCGGGCCCGGGCTCGATGGAGCAGCAGTGATCGACGTCGCCGCCGAGAACGACATCGAGGAGGTCGACGCAAGCGAGGCGACCGAGGAGCGCGTGGCGCTCGAGGTCGCCGAGGAGGAGTTCGGTCGCTTCGTCGACGCGATGGACCTCGACCTCGACCCGCAGAACATGAGCGAGGAGGACCGGGAGGCCTTCGAGCAACAGAAGCGCTTCTTCCTCAACGCGGTCCGCGAGGGGCGTCTCTCCGTCGACGAACGCGGGCAGCCCGTGTTCCAGCCCTCGAGCGGCGGTCCTCTGACGTTCCGGGAGCCGAACGGGGCGGCCCTGATGGAGATGGACAAGGGCAAGCGCAACGAGAACCAGCGCAAGCTCCACCTCCTCATGGCTGCGGTCACGAAGAGTCCCGCGGCTCGGTTCGCGAAGATGCCGAAGCGCGACCTCAAGGTCTGCACTGCGATCGTGATTTTTTTGATGCAGGGGTAGCTCGCACGCTCCTCGTCAGGCACGGCGAGGACGAGCGGCTGCCCGCTGATCGAGAGACGGGCCGCGCGAGCCACCGAATCGCTGTCGTCTACCGCGAGATGCTCCTCCAGGTCGCTCGCGACTACGCCGGGCTGCCCGACCCCCGCACGCTCACCCTGAGCGAGATCCGCTTCTTCTACGAGGCCCTCCGCCCCGAGCTCAAGAAGCACTCACGTCCCGGCGCGGGACCCAAGCGCCCGCGCCTCCCCTAACCCCGCAGGTAGCCGTGGCCACCAGCTTCTCCGTCGACGCGGTCTTCCGCGTGGTCGACCGAATGACGCGCCCCATTCGCCGTATGCAGGGGCGGGTGGGGCGTTTCGTCGGTGAGGTCCGCGGTGGTTTTCGCGACCTCGGCCGGTGGGGCGACCGCATCCGGAGCGTCTACCTCGGTGTCGCGGCCGCCGTGCTGGCCGCAACCGCCGCCGTGGCGGCCGGCCTGCGACGGGTGATCGAGACCGGGATGGACTTCGACACGGCGATCACTGCGGCGGCCGCGAAGTTCCCAGGAGAGCTCCGTCGAGGAAGCGAAGCCTTCGCCGAGCTCGAGGAGGCGGCCCAGCGCGTGGGGAGCGCCACCGAGTTCACGGCCACTCAGGCTGCGCAGGCGCTCGACTTCCTCGCCATGGCCGGCTTCAACTCCGAGCAGGCGATCGCGGCTCTGCCCGGCGTCGTCGACCTCGCGACCGCCTCGCAGATGGAGCTCGCCGAGGCGACCGACATCGCGTCCGACACGCTCGGCGCCTTCGGTCTGATGACGCGAGACACGGCGCAGCTCGGAACGAACCTCGCCCGGGTGAACGACGTGCTCGCGCGAACCTCGACGTCGGCCAACACGACGGTCGAGCAGATGTTCGAAGCGATACGGACAGGCGGGGCGGTGGCGCACTCCTCCGGCGCCTCGATCGAGACGTTCAGCGCGATGCTCGGCGAGCTCGGCAACGCAGGCGTGAAGGGCGCCGAGGCGGGAACCGCGCTCCGGAACGTCTTCCTGCGCCTTCAGAATCCCGCGGCCGCGGCTCGACGTCACATCCGTCGACTGGGGATCCAGATGGTCGATGACCAGGGCAACTTCCGGGACATCATCGACATCATGGGCCAGTTCGAGCAGAGGCTGTCGGGCATGGGCACCGCGGAGCGCGGGCGCATCCTCGGCGACGTCTTCGGCGCTCGGTCGGTCAACGCGGTCAACATCCTGCTCCAGAGCGGCGCCCAGCGCCTGAACGACTACCGAACCTCGCTCGAGCAGGCCGAGGGAGCCTCGGCCGACATGGCGGCGACGATGCGCGACACGGCGGGGGGCGACCTCGCGTCGATGAACTCGGCAATCGAGGGCTTCTCACTCCAGATCTGGGCGTTGATTCGAGGGCCGATCCGGGGCGTGATTCAGGCCGTTACCGAGTGGGTCCGGGCGAACCAGGGCGTCATCTCGAGCGGCATCGAGGACGTGATCCAGTTCCTCACCGCGAACATGCCCACGATCGAAGTCTGGGCTCGCCGCATCGGCATCGCGGTTGCGATCGTGGGCACACTTCTCCTGCTGACGATGGCGGCGTTCGTCGCGGTCATCGTCGCGATCCCGGCTCTGATCGTAGGCGTCGTCACCCTGCTCGTGGCGGCCTGGGAGTGGGTCGCCGACGCGGCGAGCTCCGCGGCCGCGTGGATCGGCGAGGCGTTCGGCGGGGTATGGAACGCGGTGCGCGACTTCTTCGGCGCTGCGCTCGAGTTCGTCGTCGGGGTCTTCGTGCTGCTGCGACGGCAGGCCATGACCCTCCTGCGTCCGGTGATCGACTGGCTGGCGAGCGCTGGCGCGTGGATCGCGGAGAGGTGGCGACCGATCGGGGCGTTCTTCGGTGGCCTCTGGGCGGGGATCGCGTCCGCCTTCTCGGGCGCTTGGGACGGTCTGGTGAAACAA